AATCAGGTCGTTCTAAAAAACAGGCTACCGCTATTGCCCTTAATGTTGAGCGTGAAAACGCCAAAGGTGCTCGCAAAGCCAAGTTAGAAGAAGCCTACGGTAAGTACATTGAAGAAAAATGAGCCGTCAAGATGACATCCGTGCCGCAGTAGAGAAGCACGATAAGCCGATAGCTAAAACCACTAAAGGTAAGGGTCGGCATTATCAGTCAGTAGAAGAAGGTGCAGGAATGACCGAAGCTGGTCGTAAAGCGTACAACGCAAAGAATGGTAGTGATTTAAAAGCACCCCAATCTAGTGGGCCAAGACACGATAGTTTCTGTGCAAGGTCAGCAGGATGGAATGGGGAACGAGGAAAAGCGGCAAGAGCAAGGTGGAAATGTTAATGAAAGACGGACTTTACAAAAATATTCACGAAAAAAGGGCTAGGATCAAGGCAGGTTCAGGCGAAAAGATGGCTAAAAAGGCTTCTGAAGGCAGACCATCTGCACAAGATTTTAAAGATGCCGCCAAGACTGCCAAGCCTACACGCAGAGAAATGATTGCTTCAAAGATGAAGGATATGTAATGGAACACATGAGCCGCAAATACAAACCTGAAGATGCCTTGCTACGCAAAGAGCATACATCTACACTAGAGAAGCAACAAGCTGACCGCATTGCCCGCAGAAAGCTAATTGCTAATAAACTTAAAGACTTGGATAAAGAAGTTAAGTAATGTACCCTGAGTACGATCCAAATGAGCCAACGCTAGGTCAATCGTTTGCCGATATTTTGCGTGGCTTTAAAAACCCACAGGCTTATCAACAAGTCGGTCAAGGTTTAGTCAACACCGCTAAAGTTATTCCTAATGTAGCGGAATCGTTAGCTAGGGGTGGCGTTGCCCAAGCCGTAGGAACAATGGGTGATCTGCGTGATTTACGCAATACTGTACAAAGCTATTTACCACAAGGCGTACAGAACTTTAGCAATGCGGCAGAGTTTATGACCAACCCGTATGCTAAAGCGTTAATACAAAAAGCCCCTACTACTGAGCAGACCCTAGAAACAGTACCCCGTGTTACAGCCCCGTATGAAGGCTACAAGCAACACGAAACACTAGGTGAATACATTGCCCCAGCTTTAGGTTCTTTTGCCATGAAAGCCATTAAAGCTACTAAAGACCTGCCAATTGGCATGACTATTCAAGATGTAACACCGCCAGTAGAACCTGTAAAAATGGCTGAAGCCCTACGCCAGCCTGAAAAGAACGCACTTGGATTTTATTCACCGCTAGATGAAGCGGTAATGAACCTGCAAAACCAAAAAGGTACAGGTCAACAATACCTTGCACAACTTCTTAAAACTCAAGGCGTTAAGCAAGAAGAAGTAGCCACACGGGGATTAGACACATTCCTTGCGGAAAACCCTAAAGTTACCAAAACGCAAATTGAAGAATATTTAACGGAAAATCCTATAGATTTAAGAGAAACAATATTAGGTGCTAAACCTGAAATAAATACAAATAGCCCGTACGCACTTCCTGAAGTAATAAAAGTGTTGCAAAATGAAACCACGCCTAATGCTATGAGAATTTCATTAGAAAATGATTATGACGCTTATCGTGCATTGCAACAAAAAAATCCTGAATTGTTTGATGAAAATGTTGCAGATTATTGGCAAGATGTTGTATTAAAAGATTTAATTCCAAACGCAGATCAATACAAACCTGCTAAATTTAATACCCTACAAGTAGGTACAGGTGGTGATAATTACCGTGAAGTGCAAATTCGTTTGCCAAGTGGTGAAGATAGACCTTATGTTTATTCAAGCAACCCTAAAAAAATGACAGGTCAAGTTAAAGAACAATTAAGTGAATACGGATTTAAACCTGAATACAAAGTGGTTTGGGAAGATGGCACTTTTTCAGGTGGATATGATAAAGCATCAGCAGAAGCAGTAGCTAAAACTGGTAAACCTAGTGCTGTTCAAGGCACAATTATTAAAAAATTTCCTGATTATCAATCTGCATTTGACTACGCTCAGAGCAGACCGCAAGAAGAACGCCTTGCAAACCACATAAGACCAGCTAATTCACAACCTGAATTTGTTAATAAAAGCCATTACGATGAACCCAATATTTTAGCTCACATGAGGGTTAATGATCGCACTATTGACGGTAAAAAGACCTTGTTTGTAGAAGAAATACAATCTGATTGGCATCAAAAAGGTCGCAAAGAAGGATATAGAACTAAGGTTGATACAAAAGATTTGATTCGTGATTTAACTACTGAAGATAAACAGCGTCTTGGCGTTGATAAGGGTGTTTTAGCTAAAGTAAAAGATACTTGGGGATATTATCCAAGCAAAAAAGAAGCTGAAGAATATTTGCAATTAACTTTAGGCAATAATGGCGTACCTGATGCTCCATTTAAGAAAAACTGGCAAGAACTAGCAATGAAACGAGCCATGCAAATGGCCGCAGAAGGTGGATATGACCGAGTAGCATTTACTACTGGTAACCAGCAAAATGCTCGATATAGTTTATCTAACTTTGTCAATAAAGTAGCTTATGAAAAAGGCGATAATGGTTTATACGATGTTTACGCAAATAACCGTGATGGTAAAGAAATAATATCTAAAGAAGATATAACTTTAGACGAAATTGAAGAAACTTTTGGCAAAGAAATGGCTAAAAAAATATCTGAAGATCAAGGCAAAGCTGGAGATGGTACTGGTTACAGAAATTGGAAAACATTTACTGGTGTTGATCTTGAAGTAGGTGGTGAAGGCATGAAAGGCTTTTACGACAAGATTCTGCCCGACTTCATTAATAAGTACGGCAAAAAGCATGGTTTAAAGGTAGGCCAAACAAAACTGCCACCTGATTTAAACATTAACAGCATAGTGTTAAATCATACTGGATTGTCCCGTAAAGAATGGGATGCACTATCTAAAGTTGAAAAAGAGCAAACCCTTAAAGAAATTGGTTATGGCGGCAATGAAGGTGTGCATTATTTTGACCTTACTCCTGAAGCTAAAGAATCATTCCTTAAAAAAGGTCAGCCAATGTTTGCAGTAGCCCCAGCTATGGCTATTACAGATGAGGACAGTAGACGGGATGTATTAGAGAAGTTGTTTAACAGCAAGAAATAGCCTACAATTAACTTATCTTAATCAACCACTTGGTGAAGGTATGAGTATTAAACAACAAACTAATAATCCGAAGGGTAGACCAAAAGGTAGCCCTAATAAGTCCACAGCAATGGCTAGGGAAGCGATAGCACAGTTCGTAGAGGGTAACGCAGACAAACTTCAAGAATGGCTTGACGCCATCGCTATGAATGAAAAACTAGGGCCAAAGGTAGCGTTTGATTGCTTTATGCAAGTTGCTGAGTACCATGTACCTAAACTAGCTAGGACAGAACATACTGGGGATGCTACTGCTCCTATAACTCATATTTATAAATGGCAAGATGACTGAGGTAGTCCATGAGTTTGAATACAAGGTCAGGGATGCGTTTAAAGACTTCCACAAGCGTAAGGAACGCTGGGCAGTCCTAGTATGTCACCGCAGGGCAGGAAAGACCGTAGCCAGCATTAATGACCTGATTAAACGGGCAATTAAGGAACGCAAGCCTGATGGCAGGTATTTTTATATGTGTCCGTTTTATTCACAGGCTAAAAGCGTGGCTTGGGATTACCTTTTAAAATTCTCTGCACCTGCCTTAGCTAAAGCCAATCAATCAGAATTATGGGTACAACTGCATAACGGGGCTAAGATTCGCTTGTTTGGGGCTGATGCTCCTGATTCCATTCGTGGAAATTTTTGTGACGGAATCGTACTTGACGAATACGCTGACATGAAACCCCGTGTATGGGGTGAGATCATTAGGCCGTTACTTTCAGACAGAATGGGGTATGCCGTTTTTATAGGCACTCCCCGTGGTCACAACAGCTTTTATGATATTTATAACAATGCTTTAAAGAACGACAACTGGTATGTAAAGACCCTAAGAGCAGATCAATCAGGCTTGATTCCCGAAGCTGAATTGCTAGATGCTCAAAAGTCTATGTCAAGCAACCAGTACGAGCAAGAGTTCCTATGCTCATTTGAAGCCGCTATTCTTGGGGCGTTTTATGGACAAGAAATGCGTAGGATTACTGACCTAGAGCGTATTACCACGGTTGACTATGACCCGATGTTTCCCTGCCATACCGCTTGGGATCTTGGTTTCAATGACAGTACGGCTATTTGGTGGTTTCAAGTAGTTTACGGTGAGATACGGG